GGGGGAGGAAGCAGGCGGATCTTTAGAGGAACTGCCGGAAACGGATGAGGCTCCGAAGGCTGGAAACACCAGACGCGGAAGAAAATAAAGGAGGGCAGCACATGACCACCAGAGACAACAGGATGGGAGCCTTGTTCCAGGCCACAAAAGCAGCCGCGGCCAATGTGCCGCAGCCAGGGGAGTGCGGCTCCTATACGGCGGATATGTTCCGGGAGGATTTTCCACAGTTCACTGTCCGGGTGCCGTCGGATACAGAGGGGAGCGGGGAAACTATGAAAGATGCGGTCCCGGAAAAAATGCTGGAGCTGTTTATCAGCCAGGCCAATGACAGCGTGCTTCCTGGCCGGTGGAGCTCCCTCTGGAGGTATGCTGCCGGACTGTATGTGGCCCATTTTGCGGCCCTGTATCTGAAGACGTATACTCCTGGATCCGGAAGTGCCGCCCAGGTGGCCGTAAATGCACAGAATACTGGCACCGTGAAGGCGGCCTCCATGGGAGATACGTCCATCAGCTACGATAACAGCGCTGTAACAGCCGGAACCGAGAAATGGGGCAGCTGGAACGCCACCCAGTACGGTTCCCAGCTGGTGACGATGGCGCGTATGGTTGGAATGGGGGGAATGTATGTTATTTGATAATCCCGTTTTCGGAAACTGGTACACAGACACGGTGGATATCTGGCGGATGGTCCCGGTCCGTGATGGAAATCTGGATGGCATGGAACGGAAAAAGATAAACCAGAATCCAGTGCCGTGCCGGGTGTATGAGGCAAAGAAGGAGGGGCCGGCGATTGGCGAGAACGCAGCCCGGGAGAGGGCGGTGGAAAAGCTGGCCTGTGATCTGTCTGAGGATATCCGGGCCGGGGATGAGCTGTATGTGATCCGTGGCGGGAACCTGGGACATGCGAACCAGGGAGTGAGGTATACTGCCGGTCCTCCGGCGCGGTACTATGATCCGGTGGGAAGCATTTCCACCGGCCTGGCGCACCAGGAAGTGGGGCTGTTGAGAGACAACATCATCGGGAGGTGAGGCAATGTCCAGCTTTGGATCGCAGATCCGGAAGCGGATCGGGGAACTTTATAAGGCTGGCCAGGATGTTCCCGGGATCCTGGAGGCGGTGGCAGAAGGAGCGACCATTGAAGCCGTGCGGGTGGCGGGTCAAAATACACCACCAAATGACGGGACCCTGGCCGGGGCGAATACCAGGAGCGGACAGATGGCGGACCACTGGGCAACGGACAGCGTGACGACGCCTGTGATCACGGAGGGAGCCGGGGCCAGGACGTACACCACGGAGCTGAATAATAATATGCAGTATGCCAGTTATGTCAATGATGGCCATGAGGTGGTTAAGCATTTTGTTCCGGGGCTGATCATCAATGGAAATCTGCTGGAGGAAAGTCCGGACGGCTCCAGGGGACTGGTGGTTGGCACAAAGACCACCTTCGTGAAGGGAAAGTACATGAAGGAAAAGGCCGTAGGGAAGTACCGTTCTGTGGTCCGGAAAGAACTGGAAAAACGGGTAAAGGAGGCGTTCCGGTGAAGTTTACACTGATGAGGGTCCTGGACAGTCTGGCGGGAGTTTTAAAGAAGGGGTATCCGGAATATCCGGTGTATATAGAACCGGGAATACAGGAGACGGAGGTTCCCTGTTTCTTTCTCTTTCTTATGCCGTCAGAAATCTCCGGGGAGACCGGAGGCCGGTATCTGCGAGACCTGGGCATTGATATTGTATTTGTGCAGCAGAGGAATATCCAGGATGGAAACAGGGGGATGCTTTCCGTGGCGGAATATCTGGACGGGGCGCTGGACTGTTTTCCTTATACGGACGGAAGCGGGGATACGGCTCTGATCCATACCTTTGAAAGAAACTGGAAGACTGAGGATCAGGTACTGCATTACCAGTTCCATATCCGGCAGCGGGTAGCAGTCCCTGGGGAAAGCGACTATATGAGAGAAATGGAGGAGAATCATGCCGGTATCAAAAAGCAGAAATAAACTGGCTGCGGAAAAGGACACGCAGCCGGTAAGACGATATGCAACAGAAAAGCTTTTAAAGAGCAGTCACTTGAAGGAATATCAGCCGGATTTTGCCAGGGTGATCCTTACAGAGCCGGAATACAGCGTGGAGGAGGCAAGGGCAGCTCTGGATGCGGTGCTGGGAAAGAGGAGAGACAGGAAAGATCCCGGTTAAACATGAAGCCGGGATTTTAATGCCTCCTGCAATACCTGGGAAAAATTTATATTCTGTTCCAGGGCCAGAGCGTTCAGCCATGCGGGGATGGTAAGGGTTTTTTTGACCGATTTTTCAAAATGTTCCCTGGCGTATGCCTTAACATCCACGGATACCATGGTTACGAATGCTTCACAGGGCGGGGCATCCGGATCCAGTTCCTTTGCAACGGCTCCAGGATTGATATCAGACAGGCTGGACGGTTCCGGAACAGGATCTCCGTCTCTCTGGCAGCTGTAAATATAACCGGCAAGACAGTCAATCGCCATTGTCATGGCGTCTTCCAGGTTATCTCCACAGGTGGAAAGCCAGTTCAGGTCTGGAAAGACAACAGAATAGGCATCGTCTTCATGAAAGAAGCAGGCCGGGTACATGGATAACATAAAACACACCTCCTGAATTTATTAGGGAAGGCAGGCGGAGGTTATTTTAACCCCGCCTGCTTGCGGATGGAATTCTCCGTCTTTTTGGGAAGGTCTTTTCCCTGATGAAAGGGTATGGTAACCTTTCCGGGCCTTTCCGGATGTATGTAGTGCCGGTGGGAACCTTCCTGGCTTTTGAATATCCATCCATCTGCAAGGATTAATTTTTCCATCTCTCGTGGTTTTAATGGCATCTGTATACCTCCCTTGCATGGTTAGTATATCATTTAATACGTACTATGTCAATACGTATTAAAGCGGCATAACAGAAACAGGTAATCAGAACGTCCTTCTACGGAGGGGCGTTCTTTTTATACAAATTTTTTCGGTTGCGATGTCGCAACGGAAAGGAGGCCCTATGTTCATTGAATTTAGGGGAGAAGTCCTGTCGGGGTATGTTCCCGGCCTCCCCGAAGATATGGGTAAGGTTCAGCGAAAGGCTGGGCCTTTTTGATTTCACGAGGTAGGCGTGAAAAAAGTTGAAAAACCTCTTGACTTTTGTGTCACCATATAATAACATATATGTGTCACCAAAAGAGAGGAGGGTAGGAAATGTCACCAAGAACAGGCAGGCCAACGGATAACCCCAAAAAGCATGAAACCAGAATAAGAATGTCAGATGAAGATGTTGAGATTTTGGAATACTGCTGTAAGGAAACAGGAATGTCAAAAGCAGATGTAATTCGGCAAGGTATTCGGGAAGTTTATGCCAAAATAAAAAAATAAAAACAACCGTCGCACCTACCACAGCTTAACGGTTGTTTTTAACACACAGAGGTTTCCCACTGATAAATATAGTATATCAGCAAAAGGAGCCTCTTTCAAGAATAATTTGAGAAAGGAAGATTTTGCTATGCGGAAAGAATTAAGAGTGATTGTAAATGAGTTAGTACCCGTGTATGAAACAAGCACAGGAGAAAAGGTTGTTTACGGTTCAGAACTTCATACAGTATTGGGAGCGCCAAGTGTATATCGTGAATGGGTAAAGCGTCGCTTAACAGATATTGATGCAGTTGATAAGGAAGATTTTGAAGGCGTAGAAATTTCTACACCTTCAGGTCAGACTAAGAAAGACCACATCATCAAACTTGATACCGCCAAAGAAATGGCTATGCTGGAGCGTAACGAGAAAGGTAAACGGGTACGTCGGTATTTTATCCAGGTGGAAAAGAAGTATAAGGAAGAAAACATTCAGAAGGGCATCACCCAGAAACCGGACAAGCCCAAGAAAGAAAAACTCCCTTCCGTCAATATGATGGTAAAGAATATCCGTGAAGCCCTCCACGATGCCGGAGTGGATTCCAAATACATAGCTGCTGAGGTGGTGCGGATCTATTCCGATTCCGGTTATCCGGTCAATGTCCCACTGATTTCTGATGTTCCGAAACTCTGGGACTGTACCAGCATCGCAAAGGAGCTGGGAATCCTCTCCGAATCCGGAAGACCCCATGACAAGGCAGTGAGCGGGATCATCCAGGATCTGGATATCTTCAAGGATGAGATCGTGCGGACCGCATTCAGCCGGAACGGCCATGACGGAGTGACTGTCCAGTATAAGGGAAGTGTCCTGGAGAAGGTCAGGGAATGGCTGGAGGAAAACCACTATCCGTCACTGATCGAATTGCAGCTTGCCAATGGCAATGTGAACAAGTGCAAGGTTCTTTACCGGGAGGTGGCGTAATGACGTATCGTGAATTCTGCACCCAGATCGTCCCGATGGTAAATGAACTCCAGGAAGAATGCCGGAAAATGGAGCCGGAAGAATTCCGAAAATTCCGTCAGGAGCTTATGGAAGCATCTGCTGTCAGACCAGAAATCTGCCGAGACTTTATGGAAGCAGTTCTGGATCTGATTCAGAAGAATATATATGGAGAAGTTCCCGCCAGTGGTATGGGAATAGCATAACAGCAACAGGTAATCAGAACGTCCTTCATATGGGGGGCGTTCTTTTTATACAAAGTTTTCAAAGAAAGTGAGGGATATCATATGGCAGGTGGAACATGGACCAGCCAGAACAAAGTACAGCCTGGTGTTTATATTAACACCAGATCCCGGGGAAATCTGGGCGTGAGCATCGGAGAGAAGGGAGTGGTGGCGATTGCAGAGCCGCTGTCCTGGGGCCCGTCCGGTGTGATCCAGGAGATCATTCCGGGAGAGGATTTAAAACCATTCACAGGGTATGATGTGACCAGCCCCAGAACCCTGTTTCTGCGTGAGATGATGAAAGGGAGTGATTCAACACCCGGCCCCATAAAGATCCTTCTTTATCGCCCCGCTGGCAGCGGAGGAGCAAAGGCGGCGGCTACAGTGGAGGGGCTTACAGCAACCGCACGGTATGAAGGGATCCGGGGAAATGATATCACCGTGATCGTCCAGGCGGATCCGGATAAGGGCGATGTGTTTGACGTTATCACAGTGATCGATGGATCTGTAGTGGACGAGCAGGCAGTAAAGACCATTGAGGAGCTGAAGGAAAATGCGTGGGTAAAATTCACCGGCACCGGAGCGCCTGCCGAGACGGCCGGACAGGCCCTGGAGGGAGGAAGAGACCCGGAGGTATCCCCATCGGACTATGCACAGT